TATGAAGACCCACCGGACGGATTGCCAGCGAATATCCGTCCGGGCCTTAAAGAAAAGTTGTAGATAATTATAAAACGAAAACAAAATAAAAATAATAAAATAAGGCTGAATTATAGTAGGAAGACGTAGCACCTGGCCACAGGACTGCGCTATGGTTTGAGAAACCATGCACCCCTTGATTACCACTCAACTCTGGGCTGGACGGAAGCAGGAGTTGAGGAGGCCTGGGGTGTGGAAGGAGGAGTGTTTTTCAACACAGACTGGGTTATGAGTGCCTCCTATATAAACATCGGTTTATGATCCACCGTCACCTCTCCATGGATTAGGGTGTCCATGGATGCAGTTAATATGCCCCGCTAAACAACAACAACGAACAAACAACAACAACAACAACAACAACAACAACAAACGAAACAGCACCAACACGCGGAAGAGGAACGTTCAGCGAACGAACCATCCAAACATTTCGCAACATGCGGATGGAATACGCGTTAAGCATCGTGAGTATATCACTAGCATTACTAGGACTAATTCTGGCTATCAAATCTGGACTTCTTCAGGGGTCCTGATGGAGCAGCCAAAGGTTATATCAATTAATCCTGGCGACGGTGAATGCTTTCCATGGTTAAGTAATATTGCTCCCAATTTCGAGTACTACGTCATCAACTCCTTGACGTTTCATTATAAGTCCAGTGTCTCATCTTTCACACAGGGATCTATTGCACTAACTCCAGAATACGATCCCCACAACCATAAGCTTGGCGCCCCACTGAGTTTGGCAGAAATGCTGAACAAAGAGGGAGCCGTCAAAGGCAATGTGTGGACAGACACCCCACTTATCGTACCAAAGAAACGGCTAGGGATGCAGAAATTGGTTAGACCAGAGCACCACTTAACGCGTACTTCCGAACACCTCAGACAGACTGAACTTGGACATTTGTATGTGGCCCTTTACAACATCGGAGATGCGGATGTTGTGGGAGCGTACGGAGATCTTTATGTAGAGTACGATGTGACACTACGTTCTCCGAACTTCACAAACAAAT